ATACCGGCCGCAACTTGATCCCTTACTGTTGTGTTATTTGAAACTAATCTAAACACTTCGTCTGCTGTTAAAAAATCAACTGAATTTGGAGTGTTGTTTATTATTGTTGCATTTTTCTTTTCGTCATCTGATAAAGCAGTATCAACAGCAATAGCAGTTGCCAATCCCGTACCCACAATTATATCGCCGACTTGTGATCCTGTGCCACCTGTTGCTGTTTTTACAACTTCTTCTTTTATTATTCCTTTTAATTCTTGTTTAACATCTTTTGCTTTTTTCTTTTTAATTTTATTGGCAGTGTTTATTCCTGATAATATTGCACCAAGATAGTTTCCTGACCTCGCCGCACTTAGAACTGAACCTACGCCATCTATAATACCACCAGGTCCGAAAATACTATTTCCTGTACCACCAAACACTGTTAAAGGTGAAGGTTCTTTATCATAGTGTAATTTTGCAAAACCAAATTTGCCCATCTCTTTTACAATGCCTGTGTCGTACACAACAGTTTCGTAAAAAACTTGCATCTGATTTTGTAATATTCCTGCGCCATCGCCTGCATCTAAATTGTCGTGACTAAAAGATCCTATTCTTGGATTGACTAAAGTAAATGATGTAAATCTTTGTTTTTGTAATGTAAAAATTTGTATGCTTCTTAGATATGGCTGACGTCTTGCTTTTGGTGTGTCCATGCCGTATCTATTTGCAACTCTTGATTTGCTGTTATCATACATATCATCACGGCCATTTAAAACATAATCTTCTATAGATAAACCTTTACTATCTGCTATTTCATATTCATAATATTTTTTCCAAAAAGCATTTACAGTATCGGCATGGTCGTCATGAAAACTTATTACTATAGGTTGATATCCAATTCTTGTACCAACATATGTTTTTTTGTTATATTGATTTTTTTCTTCAACATTGAAATCGTATTTTGGAAGGTCACAAGCCTTCACAAGCATATTAAGTTCGTATTTTTCTTCTTTAGAAAATTCAGTAGTACCAGATCCACCAGCACTCATTGATCCTTCGTTTATATCAAAATATACGTGAAACAGGAACTTCTGTTTCGGCATGAGTTTATGATTGTCAGCAATATAGAGTTGCGAGGCATGACGGTAATCCTTCATACCTGGAAGGCCTGATGTGAATCCTTTTAAAAAATCATTTATACTTGGCATTGTATAGATATTTATGGCCACAAAAAAAGCGCCATATAAAGGCGCTTTCCTTGTTTATAATTGCTTACGAAACTTATTGTCCGCCACCAGTACTTAAAGTACCAAGTGTTCTTGTTACTGCTGTACCTATTCCTGTACCCTGTGGTGTTTGTATTGCGTTATCGTATCTCACTGACAACGTTATTGTTGCAGGATCTGATGTGTTGTATGCTAGTGTGTTGTAGTTAACGTTCTCTACATATGCACCATATAGTTCAAATGTTTCTAATACATTTGGTGCACTTGCGCCGTTACCACCATCAAGCATTTCAATTCTTGCTGTAAATTTGTAGTCAATACCTGATGCCGCACTTGATTGTTCAAAGAAATCAAATTGTTTTTGAATCTGTTCACCAACTAATTTAGTTACTGAATTGTTTACGTCATCTCTTAGGTTAATTGTAATCGGTTCCCAAGTATGTTTACCAGCAACGTATACTCTTGAGTTGTAAACATCTAGTGTTACGTTATCAAAAGTCAAGTTAGGTCTTGTAATATCTATAACTTGTTTTGTAAGTTCTGATCTTGGTGTTGATACTCCAAAATTTTCCAGGATCGCTCTAAAACGATATTGTAGTTTTGGCATCAATAAACCTTGTGATGCACTACTCTGGTCGTTTGCTAAAGGTACTGTAAATTTTGATAATGTTGATATTGCCATGTGTTTCTCCTATTTACCTAAAATTAGTTCCCTAATTTTGCAATTTCTCCTGTGTTTTTAATTCTCAACGGTATGTAAATAAACTCAACTGATTTAACTGGTTCAATTGCTATATCAACATACAACTCGTTTCTATCTATTCTAGTTGGAGTGTTGTTTGTTTCATCACAAACTACCAAGAAGTCAAATAATGCTCTTTGACCAACTAGTTCTAGTAAGAACGATTCAATTGCTTGTTTGATTTCGTTTCTAGTCAATTCATCGTTTGGTTCAAAGATGAACGGTTTTCCAATAGCATCTAATTGAGTTCTTAGATAAACTGCTAATCTAGAAACGTTAATTCTGTCAAGTGCCGAACTTGCAGATGTTTTAGTTAAGTTACCAAAGTTTACAATTCCTGCACCTGCAAAGAATGTAATTGGGTTAACTTTTACTGTGTGCATCGCATCTCTTACACTTTCAGTTAGTGAAACTGTGTTAAACTCACCAGTTGATGCTTTAATGTATCCAACTGATGTTGCATTATCAACAATACCTCTTCTTGTACCTGCCGGAGCAAACCAAGGGAAAGCAATATTGTCGTTGTTCGCCAACACTCTCATAATCATATGTGATGGTGGAACAACAATATTCATTCCAGTATTGTCTGTTGCTAAACCTGATGGATAAAACACACCTAAGTGATCACTTGAACTTATTAGTCCGTCTTCACCGTTATCAGTTGCGCCTGCTGTGTTATTTGCCCAAGACTGAATTTCTGTTGCAGTAGATCCTAATCTCATTGGAGTATCACCTACAACAAATGATGTGTTGTTTCTGTCAGTGTTTAAGTTTATCATGTTACTAATCAATTCTGGATATCCAGGTGTTGCAATTACGTTGAATCCTCTTTGGTCTTCTCTAATTGCTTGGTTAGTATCAATCTCTGATTTTAATTGTTGTACAACAACTTTTCTTTGTGCTTTTCTTCCAAATACGCCTGAACCATCTGCGTTGTTGTTAGATTTAGTTACCCATCTGTCTGGGTAGTAACCTGCAACAGATTCATTGCTGAATCTTATGTTTCCTAATCCTGATGATCCTGAACTTGGATATTTTGTTGTTGTAATATAACTGTTTTTGTACTCTTTAACGTTGTATCCAGAACGTCTTGTGTTCCATAGTAATATACCATTTGGATAATTTGCTGGATCAGGTGCATCTGGATCTAAGAAGTTATCACTTAAAAGATCTTTAATTGAACTTCCTGTTCCTGCTCCAGTATTTCCTGATGCATTTCTTTCGTTTTGAGTATGATATCTTGCGTCTGCAAATACAACTCCGTCTTCTGTTGTCTGGTCTGTTTTGTCAACTAGTTCCCATGCCGCACCTGTTGTAGTTACTGCTACACTGTTAGATGTGTTAGATGAACTTATTGTTGCAGAAGTGTTGTATTTGTAAAGTTTTGGATAGTTTTCTAAATCACTTGTATCAATCCATAAGTCTTTGTCAACTAGTGGAGTACCATCTGACTGAGTAGTTGGTGCTGTTGCACTAAATTGTGGACCATTTGGATCTGTTGTACTGTAAGCATTTGCGTATCCAATGAAAGTAGTTCCGTTGTGTACCATAATATCTGCTTCGTCAGTATTTGTATTGTACCATAATGCTCCGTCCGCCGGTTCATTAGATGGTGAATTAACTCCTGCTGTGTAACTTAATCTCTTCCAGTTAGAAGCCATTATGTCATTACCTACAGTTGAGTCTTCCGAATCACCTGTTGGTGTCACATACAAGTTGTCAATTAATGTTGTTGAATTTGCTGTGTAAGTTCCGTAAGCATGAGCAGTTGCGGTACTGAAACCAGCATCTGCTAATGGTGTTCCTGATGTTTCGTTCATTCTAAACTCACCACCAAGTTTGTGTTTGATTCTGATTGCACCTGCAAACTCACCTGAAGTAACTATGTCTGCTACTAGGTTAGTATGAGCACCACCACTTGATGGAGTGTTAAATGCAGTAACAAAGTCTTCTGAGTCTGCCGCAGTTGATCCATCTCCTGATTGTACAGTTATTGTTCTAGCACTGTCTAATGCTGATTGGTTCTTGATTGACTCTCTTACTGTGAAAGTTTCGTTGTGTGTGAAACTTGGATTTGTATTTTTAGAAATAATAACAGTTTCTCCACCTTCGTATCTAAACATTTGGAAGTCACCTAAGTTACCACTTGAGTTAGCACTGTCAACTGAACTTTCAGTTATGTTAAATTGTGTGTATAACGCACCAACTGATATACCTGTACCACCGTTTGTTGGATCGATGTTGTATATCGCCGCGTTGTGTGTTGCATACAATGGTGCTGACACAGTTGAAAATGTTCCTGATGCTGTGCTGTAAAGTTTAGCACTTATGTTCGCACCTGAATTTGCAGAAGTTGTTTTAAACCAAACTGATCCAGTTGGTCTATTGTCGTCTGCTGTTTTCCAAGTTGGTCTGCTAGTGTGAGCCGCTTGTAAGAATTGAGCACCTCTGTAAACACCTGAAGTAAATCCTAAGTCTGCTAAAAGTGTTCCTGATACTGCTTCAACTCTAATTGAGTTACCACCTGCTATCGAACTGTCTCCAAGTCCAATACCACTGTGGAATAATTCTAGTTGTGATGTTGTTGCATTTACTGAAGCACTAACACCATCTATTCCTGCATTGTTAATGTCTGTTGCAGTTTGTGATAATGTTGTACTTGTAGTTGTTACAGTTATGCCATTTATTTTAATTGCATGGCCCGCCGTAACTGATGCTGATGCAGTTGATTTCAATACTGGATGTGATCTATGCCAAGCATTAGAACCTAATTGCACCCAAGTACCACTTGAATTTTTCAAGTAAATTTTGTTTGAAACGTGTGTTGTGTTGATCGCATAATCACCATTTACGCCAACTGAAGTTTTAGGTGCTCCTGTTGAAGTGTTACCTACTAGATCATTTACACTTGTAATCAATGTTGGAGTTATAGTTGTAAATTTTTGATCTGTTTGTGACCATTCAAATATTCCATATTTGCTTGTTGCAAGGTCAAACCAATATGTTCCATTTGCTGGTGCTGAAGTTGGTGCTGATGCACTTCCTACTAATTCGCTCATGTCTACGTTTGCTCTTAAAACGTATGCTCTGTTGGCAATTCCTAAAAATGAATATGCCGACTGTAATCCCCATTCATTAAGTTCGTAACCATGAATTGGGTTTCCTGAAGCGTCTTTGTAAAACTTTGGATCTCCAAAAGTTTCTGTTAATTCTCTTTGTGATGTAAGCAAATATACTGTATTTGCAGTTGCTGATTGTGTACCAGCCGCAGTTCCGTTGCCAGAACCTTTTGTTTTATCTGTCTGTGATGCTACTATAAAAAGTGGAGTTGTACCCGCATCTGATGGTACATAAAAACTCTCGTTTACTACTGAAACTTCTACTCCTGGTGATGTTAAAGCCATTTACGTGTCTCCTTGCAAGTTTATACGTATTAACAAGTATATTTATAATTATTTTGCGTTTATACGACTTAATGTTCGTAATTTTGGTGCCTATATAGGCGACGTAAATACAGTTATGAATATAGGTACCAGACCATTATGTACACAATGTAAGGCAAAGCCACGTGCCTACGGCTATAAAAAAGGAACTAAAATTTATTGGCGTAGACTGTGTGATACCTGTATAAGGAAGCAGAAAAATAAGAAAATAGGTGGTGTAACACCTTTGCAAAGGTCCGGATACAAAAAATTGAAGAAGTGTGAAATGTGCGGATTTAAGGCGCAAAGTCCGGGTCAACTTGATGTGCTATTTGTTGACGGAAATTTAAGGAATACAACGTCTTCAAATTTGAAAACGGTTTGTGCTAACTGTCAAAGGTTGGGTAGTATCCGTAGACTTGGATGGCGGGTTGGTGATCTCGTTGCTGACGATTAAATTATCAACATTTTCAAAAAGTTGTTCTTTTGTACCACTGTTTTCTATAACAAAATCAAAGTCGCTATTCAACCAATCCCATTCTGACCTATGAGCACCACGTTCTTGCATCTGTTTTTGTGTGGGTAATTCCCCTCTTTTTACACATATAATTTTGCCACCGTGTGCCCTTATTGTTTTAATTTCATTTATGAATCTTGTGTCTGATATAACAGTATTTTGACCTTTATATCTTCCTATGCAACTGTCCACCCAAATTGCATCATACATTTGTCCACGCATTACTTCAGTACCAAAGTATTGTAATACCCAACGCGGAGTAATAGGTTTGCCAAATTTTTCACTCCAATATTTGTCTGGTTGTTCTCTCCAATGTCTGCTAGAAGACGTATTACCTTCCAACATTTCTCTATCCCAATTAAACATTGAACTTACTGCATCTTTTAAACTTTTTGCAAAACTATCACGTATAAAGCCGTGTTTACTGACTAATCTTTCCGCAACTGTGTCTTTCCCAGAACCTATAAGTCCTACAATTCCTAATAGCATTACACTATTATACTATTTTTTTAAACGTTTTTCAATGACTTTTTTGGCTTCTTGGACAGCACCTAAAATACTTTTACGTATGTCTTTTTTCCTGTGTTTTAATGCCGCAATACTCATGTTTTCCAGATCGTTGACTATCTGTTCTAGTTCGTCTATATTGCATTCAGAGTATTTTTTATACCTATTATCCATCAACAATATTTAAAATGATTTGATTATGAATTAACCAATAACAAAACTATGTGGTGTGCCACCTTCTGCAAAATTGTTTACTTCTGCATCTAGTTTTTCCATCTCTTGCATACCTTGATTTTTAAGGTCTGCACCGTTCAATGATGTTCCGCCTTGTGGTCCAGCGATTGTGTTGAACTTAGATCTTGCTTCACCTAACATTACTTTTGAAACTGCTAGTGTGTAATCTCTGATCCATGGTTTTGCGTATATGTCTTTGAACAAAGTTATATCAGGTCTAAAATTGTCAGTGTGCATCAATACTGTTTCTATGTCGGATCTAGGTTTTTGTGTAATAGTTAATTTTTTAGTTGCAACGTCAAAATGAAATTGAATAAATGAACCAAATAACTTTCCTACTAATTCTTGGTATGAAGCAAACGCATAGTAAGTTGCAAGTCCACCAGTCGCACCTGCTCTCAAAAGATATGTGTTTGTATATGCTAAATTAAATGGTTCAAATAATGTTCCACCTTCGCCACCTTCTGTTCTAGATCCTACTGTACGTCTAAACAATTTTCTCACGTTAATTACTTCATCAGGCAAAATGTAAGTGTTCTGATTTTCCTGCAATTTCAAGAATCCATATGATTCTTCAACAGCATTTGAACTTCTTTGTCTATATCTGTTTATTGCTCTTTCTAGTGCTATTTCGTAGTGTTTAGGGTCTAATTCAACGTCAATCATGCCCTCACCGAGGTTAGTTTTAACGTATTCGAATATTTCTTGTTGACCTGTTTGTAGTTCTGACATACTCATATTTATGTGATGACCCGCATTCAATAAATATGTATGCTATGCCACGATTATCAATTTTTAAGCCGGAAAAGGGCAACGATTACAAGTTTTTTGATCGCAACATCAAAGAGATGTTTACGGTCGGAGGCACCGATTTACACCTACACAAATACCTAGGTCCATACGATCAAGGTGATACACAAAAAGATGGTGACGCTTCACCTACGCAACCAAATTATGCAGGTAGCAATATCAACGAAAGAACAATTCAAGATTTACTATTTTTAGAAAACAGAGATAGAAAATATGCATCTGATATCTATCAAATACGTGGTATCTATAATGTGCAGGATCAAGATTTTAACCTATCACAATTTGGTATGTTTTTGCAAAATGATACACTATTCTTAACAGTTCATTTAAATGATACAGTCGAAAGAATTGGCAGAAAACCAATGTCTGGTGATGTAATTGAATTGCCTCACATGAAAGAAGATTACAGTTTAGACGAAACTATACCAATTGCACTAAAAAGATTTTATGTTGTGGAAGATGTTAACAGAGCGGCAGAAGGATTTTCACAAACTTGGTGGCCTCACTTATTGAGATTAAAAATGAAATCATTAGTAGATTCACAAGAATACAGAGATATATTGGGCGACGCTACAACAACAGGATCTTTAGCAAGTTACATGAGTACGTTTAACAAAGAAAAAGAAATTAATGACAAAATTGTTGAACAAGCAGAATCAGATGCACCAAAATCTGGATTCAATTACAAACAATATTATGTACAACCAATCGACGAAAGAGGAAACATTAGAACAGACAACGTAAATTCAACAGATCCGGTCAGTGGTGATAAACCAATCAATGCAACAATTGACACACCGGCAAGTTCACATTATGGATTTTACTATGACGGTGATGGTGTTGCACCCAACGGAGAACCAGCAGGATTTGGCACATCATTTCCTCAATCAAACGTTGAAAAGGGCGATTACTGGTTACGCACAGACTTTTTACCAACTAGATTATTTAGATATGATGGTACCAGATGGGTCAAGGTCGAGGACAATATAAGATTAACTACAACAAACAATGACAGTAGAAGCAACTTTAAAACAAGTTTTGTTAATAACACTGCATCAGACACAATTAACGGACTTACAGTGGAACAGAGACAGTCATTATCAAATGCATTGAAACCAAAGGCTGACGATTAATGTTACATTTTTACGAAGGACAAGTTAGAAAATTTTTAACTCAATTCATAAGAGTATTGAGTAATTTTTCTGTAGAAACAGGAAAACGTGCAGATGGACAAATTAATTTAAGATCGGTGCCTGTTATGTACGGGGATCTAACAAGACAAGTTGCAAACATAATAAGAAACAATTCAGAAAATGCATTACAATATGCACCAAGAATTGCTTGTTATGTTAGAGAATTAAACTACGATAGGGAAAGAATGCAAAATCCATATCATGTAGAAAAACAACATTTAAGACAAAGAGACAAAGATTCAGACGGAAATTACACTAATAAATTAGGTGCTGGGTACACAGTTGAAAAAGTTATGCCATCTCCTTTTAGGTTAAACGTAAGTGCAGACATTTACAGTTCAAATACAGATCAAAAATTACAAATTTTAGAACAAATTTTATATCTTTTCAATCCAGATTTTGAAATACAAAAAACAGACAACTATATCGATTGGACTAGTTTAAGTTATATTGAACTTACAGGTATACAATTCAGTTCAAGAACGATTCCTGTTGGTGTAGACAGTGAAATTGATGTAGCGTCATTAACTTTCAGTATGCCAATTTGGTTATCTCCACCAGTTAAAGTTAAAAAATTAGGTGTAGTAGAAAAAATTATAATGAGCATATACGACGACGAAGGAACAATTAACAAAGGATTAATAAGTGGCGATTTACTTTCAAAAAGTTTTATTACTCCAAACAATTTTGGATTATTAGTTACTGGAAACAAATTAAGATTGTTAGGTACAACAGGAGTGAACGTTAAATCAGGAGGAGATGGATTTTACACAGGTGCAAACGAACCATCGAATTATGATCCTTTCGACACATTCGGACCACCTGTAAACTGGAAACTACTATTGGATCAATACGGGAAAGTTACAAACGGTACTAGCCAGGTTAGATTGATGCAACCAAATGGCAATGAAATTGTAGGTACTATTTCTACCACAACACTTGATGACACAATTTTATTATTCAATATTGATTCGGATACTATTCCAGCAAACACACTTACGTCAGTTAAAAAAATAATTAATCCTACAACATTTGCGCCAGGTACACCTGCTTCGGGTGATAGATATTTGATCATCGACCAGTTAGGAGATTCAACTGCCACACAACAAAGCAGTACTTGGGGAAATATAGTTGCAAGTGTTGGAGATATTATTGAATATGACGGAAGCAAATGGGTGAAAAAGTTTGACGCATCACATCCAGACAGCACACAACATTATGTAACTAATTTAAACACAGGTATTCAGTACAGATTCAATGGTACTGAATGGGTAAAATCATACGAAGGAATATACACTGCTGGTAATTGGACCATTGTTGTAGATGGTGGTTATACTGGATATGATTCAGCAACTGATACTCCTTGATCTCAAATAAAATAATTGCTATAATAATATTATGAAACCAGATATAGTTTGTTCAGGTGCGTTATTTTACGCAACAAGCACAAAACGTTTTTTGTTATTGCAAAGAACTGACAAGAAAACTAAAGGTATGTGGGGTTTGGTAGGTGGCATGGCACATTACACTGAATCAGCATTTGAAGGTTTACAAAGAGAAATTGAAGAAGAAATTGGTACCACACCAAAATTTAAAAAAACTATTCCACTAGAAATGTTCACATCAAACGATCAAAAATTTTATTTTAACACTTATCTTATTGCAGTGGACGGCGAATTCATTCCAAAATTAAACAGAGAACATTCTGGATATTGTTGGTGTGCGTTTGAATGTTGGCCTAAAAATTTACACGCAGGTTTGAGAAATACTTTGAATAACAAAAGTATAAAAGGCAAGTTACAAACTATATTAGATTTAATTGTTTAATCCGGAAGATTAGTTGGTGTAACGGCATCACTAGTTTTTGTGGCAAAGTCTGATGCTGTTACTGTACAGTTTCCATGTAAGCCTGAACCACGTGGACCGTCACTTTCGTATACTGTTACAGCACCGCTACTTTCTCCTTCTAACGCAACTGTACCAGATCTTGAGCCACCCTGTACAACTGCACCGTCGACTTCATGTAGCCAGATAGTTGGTTGTATTGAACCTCCTACTGTGCCGGTTGTTCCTAAATCTACGTGTCCTGAATCATACCAATACGAAATATTATCTCTAAAATCAGTTGTTCTTCCAAAATCAACCCAAACATCTGCAATATCCACAGTGTTTTCTCTTGCCGCTGTTCCGTCTCCCATGAACGAAGTTCTAGTTGAAACTTCCGCATTACCCGGCAAAGGTACTGACGCCTCAGGAATAGTGCTTGTGGTAACGTCAACACCATCAAGATAGATTCTGTTTACTGCTACAGAGTAGGCATCCTCGGAACTATCACCTCTGAATTGTGTGAATAAATGATGCCAGTTGCCATCAAGATACTTAGATCCAAAATTTGCTGGTTGGGCCGTAATGGCAACACCACCACTGCCGCTTCCTTTGTAAATTTGCGATTGAATTCTGGCTCCGCCACCTGCATCTTCTCCATGAAGAATAACTAAAAACCCGCCATCTCCTTCACCTGCAAAGTTTGATACTAGGTAAGTTGTGTAAACGGCACTACCCGCTTCGGAAAAATCTGAATTTGTTGCTCTGAACCAACAAGATACAGTAAAATTATTTGTATCACTTGGTGCTGAATCAAATGTTAATTTATAATTTCTAAATTTACTTTCTCCTATAGCAGTGGTTTGCGTCCAATAACCAATTAAATTTGTGGTTCCTTGTGTTCTAGTGTCACTGGCCAATGATCTTAAGTCGGTTTGGATTTGTGATAAAAGTGTTGATGATATTGCATCTTTTCTGACAAGGAATGCTTGTTGTGAATTGTTGTCATATAGTGCAGTTTGTCCTAAAATATTTACACGTGATCCTATTGCTTCTCTCACTAATTCTAGTCCTGCTGTGGTTGTAGTTGCACCATGCGGATCCGATGTTTCACCAGACATATCGTTTAGATAATCAACAACTATGTAACAAGTTTCTACACCTTCTGCCTCGAAATTAGTTTTGTTAAATTGCGTAAAGTTTTTAGTGACCATAAAAATATTTATTAGCCAGCACTAATTTTTAGAGTGCCACCATCGTTCCATAGTTGTCCTGCGTTGTTTGGATCGCTAGTAGGTAGATCGGACACCATTACTTTACCTGAGTCATTGATCATTACTTCTCCACTGGAGTCGGGAAACGATACATTACGTCTTGTTGTGGATTTTCCTTTAATTCTAGTGGTTTTTCCTGTGGAACTTTTAAGCACCAAAGGTAGATCGTTGAAGGCAAATATACCATCAGGTTGCACGACCAGTAAATTTTTATGTTGTCCGTTTTTCCTACAAGTTAATTCTATTGCGGAATCGTCTTTGCCAGTTGTTGTGTCCTGAATTTTTACGCCAATGCTGGCATATCTAATCGTATTTCCTGCACTGTCATTGCCTTTG